CAAATTCTAAACTATGCATGATTACTGCATTTGAACAGGTTACAGATAAAAATTTTTAAGTGTAACCATGTGTAACCATCTGTTACCTTTTTAGAAAGTTAACTTTCAAAAAATGGAATCATTGTAACCGCAAATTTCAGCAATCCAATCCTTTTCAGCAATCGTATCAATCCAATCATAGGGAATCCCATCTTCCCCGCCACAACCATATGTAATTCCGGCAAGGCCGCCGGCAACAGCAGCAATTGTATCCGTATCACCACCCAAACCAACAGCCAGCCGGATACAGTCTTTGTAATTGTTTGTTTGCTTGAAACACCATAAGGCAGCCGCCAATGTATCTACCACATAGCCGGAACTTTTGATTTCATCCCGGCCAACTTTAAACTGATCCTTGATAGGTTTGTATTCGCCTACCCATAAAAACGGTTCATCATGCAGCAGGTACAGCGGCATTCCCTTCAATAACCATCTGGCAATTGTTATATAAATCCTGCAACCCTGTTTTGCTATCTCATGGCTATGGGTAAGGCCGGAAACAGCATCCACATCAGCCATGCTGCATTTTGTAAAGGCCAACGGTAAAATACGCATCAGGGAACCATTGCCGTTATCATAGATGCTATGGCAGCCGCAAGCGGTAATAGGAAAGCCGGATTTATATTTGTTAATGGCATTGAATGTAGTGTTGCCGCAATCAAAAACTTCACCGTCCGGAGTAAATTCACCCTGATTCAGCCATGCTTTGAAGTTTTCCATAATATCAGTTAAATCAATTGTTTTCAAACGCTGTAGGCTTTCCAACGTAGCCAAAGCCAAGGAACTATCATCAGACCATGTTCCAGCTGGTTTATTATATGTTCCATATCCGGCTGGTTTATCCGGAACCGTGAAACTATCCCGCTTTTTGAATTCAAACGGTACACCAAAAGCATCACCGACAACCAAACCCATAATTCCATTATAAATTTTACCCATGATTTTACCCCCTTAAATACGTTGGAATATACGTTGTTAAGCCTAATGATTGAATAGTGTTCAACATGTTTGTTTCAATGTAAATTTGATTCACTATTTCATCTTTTGTCAGCTGTTCAACAATTTCACCCTTGTTTTCCAGAAGATTGATTACGTCACAGCTGCCGCCGCTATTTTTACACCATTCAGCCAAATATTGAACTTTATTCACATCTTCTGTTGCAGCTTCTTCCAGATCTTCCACCCATTTATCAATATAACTGTTGGATACAATGCATTCTTCCCCGGTATCTTCGTCTATACCTTCTTCAAACGCGGCATAAAAATCAGCATTGCTGATCTGCATGATTTCCGAAAAATCAGCAAAGCATTCTGTTATGTCATAATAGCCAGCCGGGTAATTAGTCGCCAAATGCATATCAAAATTGTGTTCAAAAATCGTTGTGCGCCGGGAAATATCGTTATACATGTATTTAATAACATCTTCCAATGCAGCGCTTACCGCGCCTTTATCCCCGTCAAAATACGCGCTGGCCGCTTCTTCCAGCGGGGTAAATAAAGCTTCTGTTTCCGGTTCCTGACTTTTTGAATAGGCCTTTAATGCCGCTATCTTTGCGATAATTTCTGATTTTGTATTCATCATTTCCCCCTTATTTTTGCAATAAAGTTAATTCCAAACCTATCTGGAATTACATCAAATTTCAATTTCAAAAGAAGTTCTGCAATACGTTGATTCAAAAATATCGCTTCTCCTTTATCAATCAAATCATAATAAATGTAAGGCAGCAGGTTCATTTCATAGGGGCTTAATCCCTTATAGATTTTTCCGTATTCAATCCATCTGTAAATGATTATTTTCAGCTTATTCATGATCCACCGCCTATTTTGTTGAAACATAAATCCTAAATAATTTACCTTGAATTTTTTTCACTTTGGTTATAAATCCTAAAACCTTGTTAACCTGTTTAGAAAATTCAATGTTACTCATGGGCTGGAAACTGTTAGCTGTACAATATTCCCTATACCGCTTATAAACTTTGTTTGTCGGTTCATTTTCAATTTTAAAATCTTCATTTTCACATTCTGCGAAAAAGCCCAGAATAGGATTATTTATTTCTTCATATTCATCCAGTTCCTTTTGTACTTTAGAAGATCTTGTGAACATATGATTTTGGATCAGGCGCTTCAATCCGGAAAGGCCGATATTGATTAGATAGGCCATAACTTCATCCGTTTGCAGCTTCACTTTAATCAATGGATCAAAGTCAGGATCCGATTCAGAAAACTTTGCATTGAAAGGCAGGATGATTAAGCGCCGCAAAACCGCGCCTGTTTTGTCTTTCATCCGGGGAATATTATTAGCACTAAACAGAAGCTTTGAATAATTGTTAAATTCAAACGGATCCCGGCCTTTCCGTTCCGCGGATACCCGTTCCCCTGTTACAAGCTTTTTGAATACCGCTGTATTAGGAATGAATTCATCCCCTATATCGTCACCGATATTTGCAAGCTTGCCAAACAGTTCAGCCGTTTTGAATCTATCCCCTAATTCTTTCAAATCAAGGGAAGCAATATTCTTATCCCCTAACAGCCGTTGCAGCATGGCCAAAAAGGTAGATTTACCGTTTGATTTATCCCCGGTAAGGATAAAGGCCTTGCCGTAAATGTTGCGCCGATAGAAGCAGCTGCCAATGGCTTCTTCCAAAATCTTTCTGATTTCCGGATCGCTACAGGCTATTTTGTTCAAGGTTTCATCAGCAATCTTTGAATAGGCTTCCGGATCATACTTCCAGTTAATTTTGTTTGGAATGATGTAATCCGGGCTGAATTCTGTAAAAGAATCATCCAAAAGATTATATATTCCGTTCTGAAAAGCAATCAGGTTAGCATTGCCAGCTTCTTCATTATCCCTAATCAAAACATCCAGATAGGTTAATACTTCTGTTCTTTTCGCCCGGTTCAAATCCGGTATCAGCTGGATCATTTCATTTTCAATTTCATTAATCCCATGAATATAAACACCTTCTTTATACAAATGCAGCTGGTTATTCAGTTTGATAATATGGCAATTCACTTTTAAATAATTGGCAAACTTATCAAACATGAATTTTGTGCCATTGAAAAATATTGGCTTCTGAAAGGCTTCATCTCGCAAGATAATATCCAGTTCATTTTCCGGAAGCGGTTCCGAAAATATAAATTTGTTAATAATCCGGATTGTTTCCCGCGTTTCTTCTTTGGTGAAATTATGGCTGGATAAAGTAAGGATGTAATTGTAAAGCGCCTGATTTCTTCCGCTTCCATTATCCATATCCAAAAAATTAGTATTGCATTTCACCGGGAACAGCCAGCGCGGGATTTTCTGCGCTTCTTCATTTTCTGCTGTATCATACAGGATTTTCCGTTTCTTGCCGTTATATTTCAGCACTTCATAGGAATTCCGGGATCCAAGCTTAATATCTGCTTTTAGGCCAATTGCCAGCTTACACCCGGTTTTATTACTTTCTACACCGTCATTTTCAAGCAAAAAATGCTTGCCGCGGGTAGTTTCATACACCCGGCAGCGAATTTTGAAATGTTTAACAACCTTGAACAAAATTTCAGACTGTTCAGGATCATCAATATCCAGCAAAATGATGTTCTTTTCCAGTATCCCGGCATATTCCGGGAACTTTTCAATTTCCTTCAAAGTCTTTAATTTTGCCTTGTTTTTAAAACTTTCAGCTGCCCGCTTGTCTTTTGTTGGAACATAACCTTTATAAAATCCCATAACAATCATCCCATTTGCAAATACTGATTCAAGAATTGCATTAATTCTTTCATTTGAATCTGTTTTTTAACTACGCGCTTTGCTTCCCGCATTTTTTCCTTGTAATAACCTTCCGCGGTTTTCATTCTTTCCTTGTGATCTTTCAATTCCTCTTTCATGTTAGCCCGCAAATATACGGGAATTCCTACGCCGTTTGGATATTTCCCGGCTTTTAACTGTGTTGTTAAATCTACTACTTTTTGCTTTTCAGCAAAATAATTTTTCGCATATTCTTTTCTACTTTCCATCAAATTAGCTTCTTCTGTTTTCAGCTGATCCACTCTTTCCGGAAACACCAGCTGCAACTGTTTTAAGATTTCATCTTTTTCTTCACTCATATCAATGATCTTTAATAGTTTTTTAAATTTTGATTTTGTGCAAGGGAAAAAGCCAGCAATAATCAATTTCATACGGCCTTTACTTCTTACCCATCCAAATGAATCACGAACTTTATATTTGATTTCCAAAAATTCCATTCATATCACCCCAAAATCCTGCAATCTTTTTGTTGCCATTTCAATATAAAAATCTTTGTCAAGTTCCGGTAAAACTTCCTGCTGGTTGATATTCCCATTGAACATGAAACAATGTTCCGGGGAATTTGTGATTTTGGCTGGCCTTCCTGTTGTGGCATGGATTTTTGTTACCCCCGGCAAGGTCTGATTCTTTCCGGCAAAAACGCGGATACACTTTTCATGCAGCTTTTCATTGCCATACATGATATAACTGTATTTGCTGCTGATTTTCGTAACCATCTGGAATTCCTTTAATTTGTTACATTCCTGAATAGTTCGTTTTACCGGAATACCTTTTACCATATAATCAACCAGCGCTTTATTCACAATCGGTAAATCATAATCCAATTCAGAAAGGCTTTTCACATAACCGCCCTTACTCTTATAATGCCCTTCTGCATCTACAATGATATAGTTATTAACATCCTTTTGAAAAACTTCCCTGTATTCGTCAAATTCAAGGCTTAATCCGGTTCTTTGTTCCCATTCATACGCCACATCATCAATCTTATCAAACCAGCTGCTTTCATCCTTTCCATCCGGCATTCTGATTAATACGCCATCTGTATTTGACTGGATGATTTCCGCGTATGGTTCCAAATGTTCAATCAGATCCAGTAAAAGCAGCTGGCCATAAATGCAAACCCGGTTAGCTTGCCGCGGATCGTACATTGCATTATTCTTATCCTTCATAATGCCATATGTAGCATTCAGCAGCAGTTTTAAAGGCTTTTGCAGCGGGTTCTTTTCCTTTTTGTATTTCAGGCGGGTATGATAAATGTTCACATATTTTTGTGGATCCGCAATATTCCGGCTATGCAGATTGTATTGAATCATCAAAGAAGGGTACAGGCTGGCAACATCCATATTCAGGAAATATCCTTTTCCATGGTATTTCAGAATAGCACCATGAGCGCCGCCCCAAGCAAACGTATGTGGAACCCCGGCAATTTCTATATTCAGCTGGTTTTTCTTACCGTCTTTGATATAGCAGCGGTTTTCAGGTTCCCTATACCAGTTCACTACTTCTTTATACCGTTCAATTCTCATGCTGTTTGGAAAATCAATATCAAATTCATCATCATGATCCTGTTTTCTGGCATCCAAAATAATTGCTGACAATTGCGGCTTTGTCTTTGAAATAAGGCTTAAATTCAGGGGTTTTCCTTGACAAGCTATTTTCACCAATCCAATATGGGATTCAAAATCTTCTTTCCGTCTTAAAAAAACTTCAATGGTTTGTTCAACATCATGCTTACAGTATTTCACTGTTTCCGCAATTTCTTCTTCTGTCAGCTTCCGGTCAATGTCAAACGGAACAGAAGTTTCCTTGATATTGTTTCCTAAACTACCTTCAAACCATTTCAAACCCCTATCCAGATTATTCATAACATCATAATTATTTAAGGGAAATTGATTGAACAAGCTGCTGAACTTCCAGCCGGGTTCCCCTTTAATGATGATATAATCGTTAATCTTTTTGGGATTGAATCCGGCAAGGATCCCTTTCAAAATGTACTGATCGTAATGCCTTGAATTGAATCCACACCAAATTTCCTGAATGTGTTCATTATAAAAGGCTTCCAGTTTATCCGGATCATTGATAATCACATATGTTTTTCGTAAAGAAGTATCCATGATTACCACAAGCCAATCCTGTTTGAAAACTTCAAAATCATAGAATAACATAGCGATCACCTTTTATAGCGAATTAACTTTTTCATCAGCCATTCAAGAAAATTTAATTCCTTTTTCGCCTGCTGATAATAAAATGAATTTGGTTTCGTGTTTTTCATCAAATTTGCTAACAGATCTTTGTAAACATAGAATTTCCAATCATGCATACTTTCACCCCTTTACAGGCCGGGGGAATATAGCATTCCCCCGGTAACATCAGATTATTCCAGAACAAAAACTTCTTTTACCTCATAATTAGGATACCCCTTATCATTTTTGCTGTATTCAACCGCGTATTCAAAATTGCCATCAATGGCTTCTGCAACATCCATCAGCAATTCACCATATTGCCGATAGGTTTTGAATTCAATTTCAATTGCATCTTCATCATCCAATTCCGCAACCAGCGCCCGCAAGAATTCATTGCATCTGTGAACCTGAAAGCCTTGCGCCACAACCTGATTAAAGAAAAGGCGGCTGTTTTTGAATTCCCCGCTGATAATCTTCATCCAGCAAGTAACCATAGGCTGGCCGCTTTTGGATTTCACCAATTCCAGCTTTTCAACCGTTACTTCATAGGTACTTTCCGGAACTTCCCGGAAAGTACCGCCATTTTCGGCGGCATCCTTTACATCTTCTGCCAGTCCTTTAGTATCAATCGCTTTATCAAATTCATCCCAAATATTTTTAGCCATTTTCATTTACCCCTTTCTTATGCATTCCGGCGCTTGCGCGTTCTTTTTACAGGTTTTTCAGGTTCAGCCTTTTCCGGTTCCGGCGCGGGCTTTTCTTCTGCTGGCGCTTTTTCCGTTTCCGATTCAGCAAGCGGATCCGGATCTTCTTCAACATCCTTTTCCGGCTTCATATTTTCGTTTTCAGGCGCTTTTTCTTCTTCCCCTGATATATTTGTCGCGGCTTCCTTTTCAGCGGCCTTGTTGCGAATATCCGCGCTTTTCGCCAACGCCTTGTTAACATTCGCATTTGCTTCATCATAAACTTTGAATAATTCATCCACATCAAGCGGAATATCTTTAGCGTTCACTTTCAGTCGCCCGCCGCCAAAAATAACTTCATTGGATTTAAAGCAGAAGGTTCTAATATCTGCATCCGCAACAATCCGGGCAACAACATCCACCATCCCTGCAACCTTTACGGCAACTTTATCCTGCAAATTAGGTTTAATCGCCGTTACCTTGTCTCCACCCTTCCGGGTAATGTCTTTGGTAGTATCTTCATGGGAAATTAAGATGATGTTTTCATAATCCAGATTCATAAGGCGCTTCAAGGTATTCAGGAATTCACCCCTTACCTTATCCCAAGCCCGGAAAGAATCATCTGATTCATGGGAAATTCCCATCTGCTGATACATATACACCCGGCAATGTTCATACAGATCTTCCAGCAAATCAATTACAATGGTTTTGAAGGTATTTTCCTTCTTTTCCAGTTCTGCAATAACTTCCTTGAATACTTCCCATGCCATTTTCCGCTTTGTAATACGCCCTTCAACCGTCACTTCATCTTTAATCCGGATGTAAGGGGAATCAACAAATTTAATGTTTCCATCCGTATTCAGCATCAGGGGATCAGGGAACGCGTTTGCAAACGTGGTTTTCCCGCTGAAAGGAACCCCGTAAATCCACATGGTTCTTTTGCTTACTTTTTCAAGATTTCTTCTTTTGTTTTCCGGTAACTTCAACATATAATCCCATCCTTTCATACAATAATCACAGTATTCACAATAACTACACATAAAACTGTCTTTTTTAGGAAATTCCGTTTCTTCCAAAATGGCCTTGATATTGCTGTACCATCCGGCAACTTTTGAAACTTCCATTTCCTGATAAATCGTTTTCAATGATGTTTCTTTCAAAGCATCTTTCAGCCTGTTCCGGTAATCCGCAATGGATTCAGATTTCATCTGTTTCAGATTAATTTTTGGGATTATCAGGAAACAGCTTTTTCTGATTTTTTTGCCCGGATGCATCTTTTCAAAAAAGTATTTGTAAAGCTGCAATTGGCAGGAATCCTTGTACCTTGAACTTTTCACAGTATATTTAAAATCATACAGATCATAATACTGGAAACGCTGGTTCATTTCCGGTTCCGCTTCCACCGGAAGCAGGTAATCAATAAAGCCTATAAAATCTTTATCCATAACCGGAACTTCAAATTCACCGCCAGACGGTAAAGCCTTTCTAACCAACGGAATCAGAAATTCCATTTTTAAAATTTCTGAATAGTGTTCATCCATCAGAATAGGAAAATTACTTGTGTAATCCAGAATCCCGGCTTCAAGCCCTTTTTCAATTCCTTCATGAACAGCATGGCCAACAATTAAAGGGTTATCCGCGGCAAATGAATCAATAGTTCTTATTCCGTCCAAATATCGCAACTTGTATTTGAATTTGCATTCCGTAAAGCAGCTAACACCGGAATATGAATATTGCACTGTATCACCTCACTTATAATTTTTTTAAAATCTTCAAAACCCGCCGGATACAGGAAAAGCCCTAATCCGTTAGATTTATTGATTCTGCTGATGTTTAACTTCTGCAATTCAGAAGGCCTTCCGCTGGATGCTTTCAGTTCCACCGCTACCGTAATACCGTTAATGCAGCAGATCAGATCTGGAATACCTGACTTCTGGAACCCGCCGCCCCAGATTTTGGTATACCATCCAACCATGGGAACCTGCATCCTGTCTTTAGGCCAGCCAGCCGGGTAAACGCCTATAGTATGCAGATATTTTTTCACCCGGTTTTCAAATAATTTTTCTTCTGCCATTATTCGCCTTTCCGTCTGATACTCATATAATCCCTATACGCAAGGCCGGAATAATCAGCTGCTATATGCAGCGCGTTCCGTTTCGTTCCGTAAGTACCTGGAATTGATTTTTCCGGTTCCCCGGTTTTATGTACATACCAGCGCTTACTGCCTTTTTCTTTGGATACCGTATATGCCAGCTTCATCCTTTCACCTTAAAAGTCACATAAGCGGCTTTCCCTTTTACTGTCTTTGGATAATCTTTAATCAGATCAGCATATGTTTCCGGTTCCTGTTCTGCGAATGCTTCTAAATCAATGGTTACTTTGTCAGCGCCAGCAGCTACGCGGGTAATGGTAATAACCGCGTTATCAATGGATTTAATACCGTATTCATCCATTGCCTTTTGCAGCTGCGCTTTTGCTTTCTTTTCTTCTGCTTCCAGCTTCTTTTTCTGGCGTGTCATTTCGGCCAGCTGTTTCATAACCTTCAAATACTGGTTTTCAAACAATGCAACTTCTTTGGATTCAAAGTCCTTATCATTCATATCCTTAATCATTTTTTGTTCCCCCTTATGTACTGTTCAAATTCCTGCTGTTTTGCTAATACTTTTTTTGAATAGTTAATTTCAAAAATACCCTGTTGCCACAATTTGGCCGCGCCAGCTTCACCCATGTTATAGGCCATTAAAACCTTTTCCGGGGTTTGGTATTTATTGAACAGATCCTTTACAATGGATGTTCCGGCCAAAATGTTTGCGTATGGATCGCAAAAATCAGTAATACCAAACTTTTCAGCAAGGCGCTTATGGTTCATTTTGTTAATCTGCATCAAACCATAATCATCTGTTGCGCTGATTACATCCGGGTTAAAATTGCTTTCCACCTGAATCATTGCCATGATCAAGGTAAAATCTATCTTATGCCGCCAGCATAGATCATACGTCCATTCCTGCAATACTGAATCCATAGGAACATCCAAGCGCTGGAAAGTTAATTGGTTTTGCGCTGACTTTGCGCTGACTTTGCGCTGACTTTGCGCTGACTGTTCCGGATATACCGTTTGCGGCTGCTGGAAATTAGCGCCCATCAGAAACAGCAGCGCCAGACTAACCGGCATAAGCCGCTTTAAATTTCTTGAAAAGTTCATCTGTGTAATCCTTCCTTTCTTTCAGTGTTTTCAAAATATCCGCTTCAATCGTGCCGGGGCAAAGCATGATGTAATAGAAACATTTGTTATTTTGCCCTATTCTGTGAATCCGCTTCTTTGACTGTTCAAATAATTCTGTTCTGTCAGTCAGGCTGAAATAAATTACTTTGTTAGCTTTTTGCAGGTTCAAACCCATTGCGCCAGCCTGATACTGTACAAACGTAACGGAATCATTCTTTTTTTCGTATGCTTCCAAATCTTTGATTTTACCATTCACTATAGAAATAGGCCGTTCCATCTTTTCAACAATTGAACACATTGAAAATAATTCATCATCAAAGTTATAGAACACAATCAGCCTATCTTCTGTTGAATGAATCAGATCCGTAAAGGCTGCAATCCGTTCTGGGTTCAGATAAGAACAAAGCATTCTGGAATAAATCCGCTTTGATAAATTAGTATCACCAATGAATTCACGTTCATTCACGGTTACAAGATCATCTTTCATGAATTTCTGGTAATACTTTGTTGGCTTATTTTTTACCGTGATAAATGTTTGTTCCGGCAAATCAAAAACTTCTTCCGATTTCATAAAAACCGCGCCATATTCAGCCAGCTTTCTTTTCAACCGTTCAACATTTTTATAGCCAACTACAACCGGGATTCTAAAACCGCTTTCCTTATCTTCTATCCATTCTGTAATCACGTATTGCCTATAAAACAGATTCTTACTGATTTTCCAGCCTAATAAATGGATCTGTGACCAAAGTTTTTCATACTTTCCAGCTGTTGGTGTACCGGATAGCAGGATCACATTTTCCGGATGCATCTTCAAAACAAATTTTGTTCGTTTGGCCTTTTCGTTTTGAATGATTGAACTTTCATCCAGCAGCAAGGTAAATTGATTCAGATTCAAAAATTCATTTCGCCGGAAAAGCAGATCATAATTAATTACACCAATGCATTTATCCGGGTTCCATAAGAAGATTTCAATTGCTTCTTTTTTGGTTAGATCTATTACCGGAAGTTTATAATATGTTCTGAAATGTTCAATCCAATCTTGAATTTTCGATTTTTGGCAAACCGCTAAAATTTTGTTTGGATACTGCATCACCTTTTCCGCGCCTATAAAGGTTTTCCCCAAACCCATATCCAGATAATAGGCCACCCGGTTCAGTTTTTCCGTTTCCTTTAAAGCTTTTTGTTGGTGTGGATATAGCTGCATCATAATTTTTCAGGAACATCAATCATAGAAAGATAGTTTTCAACATTAACGCCGCGTGAAATAAGTTCATGCTTAATTGCTATCCCTAAAGGGCTTTTAAGTGCAAACATTGAAATTTCTTCTGTTGACATGGAAGTTACTGTTTGCAAAGATTGTTTAACAATATTGGAATGATCAACACCAAAAGGAGAAAAGGCGCTGCAATCCGGGCTGTTTTCAATATCTTGAATCAACATATTCATTACAACATTAGGTTTGCTTTTGAACATTTTTAAAATGTTCAGCAAATGATCTGTATCCATATCGCAAAGCCGATAACAGCCATTGAAATTTTTCCAATAAATTTCATTAAAACGTGTTTTCATAATCACTTCATCCCCCTTTTAATCTTCACTAATATCAATTCCGGTAATTTCCTTGAAAATTGCTTTGTCAAAATTAGGCATTCTCATAATTTCCAGCTTTTCAGCAGCAGACAAGCCACGCCACCAAATCAGATTACAGTTAGAAGTATCTAAAACTTTCAAATATCCATTTGTAATTTCTGCTTCTGGATGCAGCTGTTTTTCTTCATCCGTCATATCAGAAAGCCAAATCCATTCAAGAATTTCAGCTGGAATTTTATTTAAAATTCGTCTGGCTCTGGAATTCAACCAATCGCGGTAAGTCCATTCAGAAGGTTTATTGAACAGGTAAATTTTTGGTTCAACCGTGTTGAAACAGCCATTAGAAAAGCTTGTTTTGTTCCAGTCGCCGCTGTTGCAGTCGCCGCTGTTCCTGTTGCCGCTGTTGCAGTCGCCGCTGTTCCTGTTGCCGCTGTTCCTGTTGCCGCTGTTGCAGTCGCCGCTGTTCCAGTCGCCGCTGTTGCAGTCGCCGCTGTTGCAGAAGCCGCTGTTGCAGAAGCCGCTGTTCCTGTTGCCGCTGTTGCAGTCGCCGCTGTTCCTGTTGCCGCTGTTGCAGTCGCCGCTGTTCCTGTTGCCGCTGTTGCAGTCGCCGCTGTTCCTGTTGCCGCTGTTGCAGAAGCCGGAACAACCTTTTCCGGTATTTACCAAATCTAACAATTCACTCCAAGGAATTTCCCTTACAATTTCCAGCTTGTCAGTACAGCATTTATCCCCTTCTTCAAGAACATTTCCATATGCAATTACTTCTGCAACTTTGTTTTCAGGATTGAAACTGTAATAATTGAAGCAATCAACCGCTTTTTTGCAGAAATGCATTCCGGCGCTGCACATATCAAGCACAACATTTTCTTCAAACTTGCCGGGGCAAGAATATTGCTTTGCATCTGTACCGGGGCAACAAGTCCAATCTGGCCTAAAAACCTTATAACCTTTTACCATTGCAAACTTCCTTTCTATTTCCAAGGCCGCAAGCCATCATATTTAATCCGCTTCACTGTATCCGGGCAAGGTTCACTTTCACTTGTATCCACAAACCCGCCGCAAACAAAACATTGGTGAATTCCTTTCCCTGTTAAAACCAAATATCTGTGACAGTAAGGGCAAACGTAAATTACACCGTCTGATTTATCTTCTTTCCATAAAATTTTTTTAGGCCTACCCATTAATAACCCCGCCTTTTACCGGAATCTGAATTCCAGTGTATTCAGTGAATTTCTGGCTGCTGATAAAGTAACTCCATTTTGTAAGCTTTACCGCGTATCCCCAAGGAAAAACGCCATCCCGCAAACCTTGCCTTACCCATTCATCCGATTTTTTCATCAGTTTGGCAATTACTTTTACCGGAACATTGAACACGTTATCAGCTGCAATTTTCGGTTCCGGATCCAGCTGCAAGAAATAATCTTCCGGCAATCCAAGCGCCACGGCAATTTCCATCTTTTTCTGTTGTGACGGTTCATTTTTACCGCTTACATACTGACTAATGGCAGCGCGGCTGCATCCAGTCAATTCAGAAACTTTAACCTGATTCAAATTCAGTTCAAACATTGCTTTTTTCAATAAATCTGCAAACATGATTCACTTCATCCTTTCTTTAAATCATTTCATTGTTGTTATACTGTTCCCGGATCAGTAACCGGAACTTTCCATTTTCTAATTTGCAGCGGTTTTCTATTTCATACCGCTTATGCTTTTCATTCAGCTGTTTCAGATAGTGATCCACTTCTTCCAAGGAATCAAATTCCAACAACCTGACAAAAGCAGCGCCAATAACTTTTTTCATTTTTCACTTCATCCTTTCTGTAGATTATTCATCTACAAACTACATAAAAAAAATTTTCTTTCTTTTTTCCTCTGTCAAATGCAATAAATCACATAAGATTTTGATTTCACTGGCTGTAAATTCATATTTACCTTGCATTTTATTTAAAAAACCCTGATAGGAAAGGCCTAATTTTTTAGCAATAAAGGTAAGCTTATAGCCAGATTCATCAATTGCCTTTTTTAATTCATCAACATCAATCATTTTTTCATTCACCCCCTTTCAAGAAACACCCTTCATAATATCCTTAATTAACGCGGTTCCGCTATCAGAAGTTACATCCTGCGTTTTACTGTAGCCATTTTTATAATGTATGGTTACTGTTTCAATGCCAACTTCTTTATCATTGGTATAATCCAGCGCGGTTATATCTTCCCCGCCGCGTGTAGCCTGTAATGCCTTTAATAACAAATTGCAGATTTCCTGTTTGTTTTCCATCATTTACCCCTTTCTAATAACTCTTTTACCTTTTTCCAAGGCTGTAATATATCGTTATATGATTGGATCGTATGATTTACCACTTCCAAAGCCGTTTGCATTTCCTGCCTATTCGCCAGCTGCTTTAATATAATTTCCTGCTTTCTTTTATCGTTTCTTACTATTGCAATTTTAAGCTGGAATAATCTATCAGTTATATTCATTTGGGTTTCCTTTCTTTGAAGAAGCGGGGTTTAATCCGCTTCTTCAAAATGTTCATTGCATTCAGCACAAATCACATCAACTTCTTTTGTTGCCCGGATGATCAGGCCGCAACAGGGGCAAACATATTTCCGGGAACTCTGTTTTGAATTGCTGGCTTTCAGCTTTGGAATAAACTTCCTATACAACTGAAACTTCTTATCCTGCATGGCTTCTACAAAAACCCGCGCTTCATTGTTTAATTTTGTTCTATTCCAGCCGTATTTGCTATCCTGTTCCACTTCCAAACCATGGGCTTCTGCTGCTGTCTTGAATTTCTTATTGTGGTAAGTTCCGTTTCTGCTGGTATCCTGAACTTTGTTTTGCAGATTGAACAGGTGAACCATTTCATGAAGCAGCGTTTCCGCAATCTGTTCAAAAGGCCTTGAAAGATATTCAGCGCAAATATTGATTTCATAGAATCCATCATCTTTTTTCATGGAATCAATATCTTCTTTTGTCAGGGTAGAAATATCTTCCACCTGCTTCTGTTCTTTGTTTGTCCAAGCTTTCCAAGCCGTACACCATCCGTAAGCGCCAATTGTGGTATCCGGGCTTACCGTGATAATGGGTTTTTCCAAATTCCCGGCATAAAACTTTTTGTTGAACTTTGAAAATAAACTTTCAAGCTTTTCAATGATAGGTTTCAAACTTTGTTCTTTCATTTTGTTCCCCTTTCTATAAAATCACTTCATCCTTTACGGTTTCCCGCTATCCCCTTTTCAGGGGATTTCGGCTTGTAACCAACAAAGCCATCATCAGGCGGGGTTTGCTTTTCTGCATTTCCTGAAAGTAAAAGCCATCTGGCCGGAACTGCTATATAACGGTTTTGTCATTCTTTTTCCATAAGTTTTACAGAATTTTAATATTGCATTACATTCTTTTCTTCTGATTTCAATATCTGCTTTATGCCGCCCATTTCTGAAAAACCTGTTCAATAATCTTTTCATGTATAAAAGCCGTTCTATTCTCATTTTCTTTTCCCTTTCCTTATCCGCAAATGATCCAAACAAAGCCGCTTTGCATATCAACTTCTGTTCTAATGCCCGCTTTTTCAGCTGCCTTTTGCAGCTTACAGCCTTCATCAGTTAATTTCTGCATAATACCGTTAATCTTAATAGCATTTTCAAACGTGAATTCAATCTTAATTCCGCTGTTCTTAAATGCCTTGACTACTTCATTATGGGCTTCAATAATTCCCATCATATCAACAAACTGTTCCATGTTTTACCCCTTTCTACTCTTTAACACCTGCAAATTCCATTTTGCACCAACCGGGCTTTGGGTTTCCAACAACCTTTCCAAAAACTGTATATCCCCAATCGTGGTAATGTGTAGGTTCCGTGTAACCTGCTTTCAATGCTTCCCGCGGGCTGTTAAATACTTCTTTGATTCTCACGGTACAGAATCGCGGGGTACTTACATAATCGCCTTTTTTCATTTTCACTTCATCCTTTCTGTAGATTATTCATCTACAAGCACATGATAGCACAATGTAGATTGATTGTCAACATTTTTTATAAAAATTTTTTAAAATTGTTTACAATCAATCTACACCATGCTATAATACAATTGAAAAAGAATCTTTTACGAAAGGAAGTCTTTTTAAATGGATGATGAAAAAAAGGCTTATTTATTGTTTTTTGGCAGCAATATTAAGAAATTACGGATTGAAAGAAATTTATCCCAAGAAGAACTTGCCCGCTTATGTGGCTATGATTCACGTTCTTCAATTAACAAAATTGAATTAGGTATTAATGATGTTCCAGCTTCTAAAGTTAAATTACTGGCCAAAGCTTTAAATGTTGACATTGAAGAAATATTAAAATTTGATGAATTTAATAAAATTCAAAGAATGCCAGATGATGAGCAAGCGCGTATTGCATTAGATCTATTCATGAAACTTGATGCTTTGGATAAAAGTAAAGTTATTGAAAGAATGGAAACTTTACTTGAACAAGATAAATATTTTGCAAAAGAAGGATCATCAGAAAATCAGGCAATATAATTTATGTTTCATTTTAGGTTACACATGGTTACACTTAAAAATTTTTATCTGTAACCTGTTCAAATGCAGTAATCATGCATAGTTTAGAATTTGGGTTACAGAAGTTACAGATGTTTTCAATTTAATATATGTTTTATTGTTGTGATAATGTAAGGCAATATGATATTTAAGAAAAATATAGTTAATATAAATTAGCAAGTGTAACTGTAACCTTTTTTCAAGAATTCAGTATTCATGCATGTTTGAAGCGGTTACAGATGATTTTTTAAACTGTAACTTTTAAAGTGTTAGTTTTAAAAATTGAAAGGAAAGAATGATTTCAATGGGATTTTCAGATTGGTTTAAAGATTTAAGAAAATCAATAATGATATTGCATTTAATTCATATTAGCGGTTTGCCGCTTCCAGAAAATAGCAAATGTAAATTAACGCTATATGTTGATAAACTGCAATTTAAAGATGATTCAACAACAATTGAATTAGAAAAAAGCCGTGTAACAAATGTTGAATTGCGTAAATTTTCAAAGCAGGAATCACAAATAGAAAGCAGCTTTTTAAAAACTGTTGCCGGGGCTGCTTTATTCGGGGCTGCTGGCGCGATCATTGGCGCAATGCCGGAACAAAAAAGAAAAAATGTTAATCATGCCTATCTTGTTATTCAATATACAAAAGATGCTGGCCAATCTTATATTGTGTTTGATGCAACTGATTCTGTTAATTGGAGTGAATGCCTTATAAAATCTTTGGGATTTTCCAAAAAGGAAAATAAAACTATCACGCTTTGACTTTATATAACGCCCGTCACGCCATTTTTAAGGCATGGCCTATATAGTTTTATATCCCGCTTTATAAAACGGCTGTAAAACAAAAATTCCCCCGGTATTGCGACTACCGGGGGAACAGGCCGAAAAATTAAAAGGATGAAGTGATAATTTTCCAGCGCCTTACTGTCATTTTATCACTTCATCACTAAAAACACAAGAAAGGATGAAGTGGAACATGAAAAATCCAAATCATTTTGGAACCGTTACCAAATTAAAAGGGAATCGCCGGAATCCCTTTATTGTGAAAGAAGGAAATTCCGGCTTACAAAAAGTTATTGGTTATGCTGCAAGCCGGGAAGCTGGCCTGATTATGCTGGCCAATTATAATAGTGATCCATGGGATATTGATAAAAGCAATATTACATTGCAACAGCTGTTTGACTTATGGAAAGAAAAGCGCTGTTTAAAATTAAACAAATCCAATCAGGCAAGTTTGCGTTCTGCATATAATCATTGTATTTCTTATTCTAAATTTAAATACA